CAACTTACTACTGAAGCGGCTAGTTCCTTCAGTTTTATTGCTACATTTGAGGTTCAAGGAGCGCAAAGAACATGACCTACTTAGAACTTGTTAACGATGTGTTAGTTCGCTTGCGTGAAAGCACAGTATCTACTGTTGGCGAAACCGCCTATTCTGCTTTGATTGGCAAGTTTGTCAATGATGGTAAGCGTCAGATTGAAGATGCTTATTCATGGAATGTACTATCTCAGACAATTACAGTGACTACTGCTTCTGGCACAAGTTCTTATGCTTTGACAGGTGTTGGTCAGAAGTTTCGTGTTAACGATGCTATCAATACTACAAGTGTTATTACCCTAGATAACACCACTGTTGCGGACATGAATCGCAAGCTCAACTTTGGTACACCTTCACAGTCTATTCCCTCAGAGTTTTGCTTTAGTGGTGTAGATGGCAATGGCGATACAAAGATTGATTTGTTTCCAGTTCCTGATGGTGTTTATACACTTAAGTTTGATGTAACTGTCCCACAGGCTAATCTGTCTGCTGATGGCACTTCTGTCAAAGTTTTGGACTATTTGGTTGCTCAAAGTGCTTATGCTCGTGCTTTAATTGAGCGTGGTGAAGATGGTGGAACAAACTCTAATGAGGCTTATGCTTTGTTTAGAGGGATGCTCTCTGATGCTATTGCATTGGAAAGCACTCGTTATCCTGAAGACAACTTTGTGGCGGTCTAATGGCATCAGCACTCCAAAGTTACAGTCTCTCAGCACCAGGCTTTTATGGCCTGAATACTGAAGATTCGCCCCTTGATTTGGGGTCTGGCTTTGCTTTGGTTGCAACTAACTGCATCTTGGATCAGTATGGTCGTATTGGCGCTAGAAAAGGTTGGTCAAGGGTTAACTCCTCCTCTGGTGCTTTGGGTGCTAACGATGTCGGTGTAATCCATGAATTAGTCGAGACTGACGGGACTCTTACAGTTCTGTTTGCTGGCAACAACAAGATATTTAAACTTGGCACTTCTAATGCGGTGACTGAGTTAACCTATGGTGGTGGCGGTACTGCTCCTACTATTACGGCATCTAACTGGCAAACTGCATCTTTAAATGGCATTGCTTACTTCTTTCAAACAGGTCACGATCCTTTGATTTATGACCCTGCTGTAAGTACTACAACTTATCGCAGAGTCTCAGAGAAGTCTGGTTATGTAGCTACAGTTCCTCAAGCCAACATTGCTATTTCAGCATTTGGTCGCTTATGGGTAGCTAATACGTCTACAGATAAAGTAACAGTTACCTTCTCTGATCTGATTGCAGGTCATGTGTGGGGTGGTGGTACTTCAGGCTCATTAGATGTCTCCCGTGTGTGGCCTAATGGTGCTGATGAAATAATGGGTTTGGCAGCTCACAATGATTTCTTGTTTATCTTTGGTAAACGACAGATTCTTGTCTATTCTGGTGCTTCTACACCTGCTTCTTTAGTTCTGAGCGACACAATTGGCTCTATTGGATGTATTGCTAGAGATACCATTCAAAGCGTTGGCTCTGATGTGATTTTCTTGTCAGACTCAGGTGTTCGCTCGTTGATGAGGACTATTCAAGAGAAGTCTGCTCCTTTGAGAGACTTGTCTAAGAATGTTCGTTTTGACCTAAATTCATCATTGGCAAGCGAGACATTGGCTAATCTAAAGTCTGTTTACTCAGAAAAAGAAGCCTTTTATCTACTTGTTTTGCCTGCAACATTCCAAGTTTACTGTTTCGATACGAAACAATCATTGCAAGATGGTGCATCTAGGGTCACCAAATGGGACTCTATTGCTCCTACTGCTTTGCGTTCTTTGCGTAATGGCGACTTATATATCGGTAAGAATGGGTACATTGGTAAGTATGGAACTTATCTTGATGACACACTAACGTACCGATTTGCGTACTACACAAACAATGCTGACTTAGGAAACCCTAACCAGATTTCCATCCTGAAAAACATTACTGCCATCGTTATTGGTGGGTCTAATCAGTTCTTAACTATCAACTGGGGTTTTGATTATTCTGGTGCTTATCGTGCGGAGAATATCTATATTCCTTCACAGACAAGTTATGAGTATGGAACTGCTGAATACAACATTGCTGAATACACAAGTGGTGTGCCAATTAAGACGTTAACCGCCAATGCTTCTGGTGCGGGAAAGATTGTCCAAACAGGATATGAGACAACGATAAATGGCACATCGTTTTCTCTACAAAAGATTGAAATTCAAGCCAAAGATGGCAAAATAGGGTAAGAGGTAAACCATGTCAAATTACACCAAAACCACAAACTTTGCATCAAAAGATAATCTATCACCTGGCAATCCCTTAAAGATTGTCAAAGGTACTGAGATTGATACAGAGTTTAATAATATTCAAACTGCTGTTGGCACTAAAACAGACAATGCTTCTGCCAATATTACTGGTGGTTCAATTACTGGCATTACAGATTTAGCCATTGCTGATGGCGGTACGGGTGCTTCTACGGCTACTGCTGCCCTGAATAACCTTTTGCCTAGCCAAACAAGCAATGCTAACAAGTACCTTCAGACTGATGGAACTAATGCCTCTTGGGATGCAGTAAGCCTTTCTACTGCTGACATCACAGGAACTCTTCCTGTAGCAAATGGTGGTACAGGCGTAACTTCTTCTACAGGCACAGGCTCTGTAGTGTTGTCAAACTCGCCAACACTTGTGACTCCCGCATTGGGAACTCCCGCTTCTGGTGTAGCTACAAACTTAACAGGTTTACCTATTTCAACGGGTGTTAGTGGTTTAGGTACTGGTGTTGCTACATTTTTGGGTACACCATCATCTGCTAATTTAGCTTCTGCCGTTACAGACGAAACAGGATCGGGTGCTTTGGTGTTTGCCAATAGCCCAACCTTGGTGACTCCTGCTTTGGGCACTCCTAGCGCATTGGTTGGCACAAACATTACAGGAACTGCCTCTGGTTTGACAGCAGGTAATGTGACCACTAATGCTAACTTAACTGGTGCAGTCACTTCTGTTGGCAATGCAACATCTCTTGGTTCATTTAGTTCTGCAAACCTTTTAGGTGCTTTGACTGATGAAACAGGATCAGGATCAGCAGTATTTGCTACTTCACCTACATTGGTGACTCCTATCCTTGGAACACCTACTAGCGCAACTTTAACGAACGCTACAGGGCTTCCAATCTCTACTGGTGTGTCAGGTCTAGGAACAGGTGTAGCAACGGCTCTAGCGGTCAATACAGGCTCTTCTGGTGCAGTTGTGGTTAATGGTGGTGCTTTGGGTACTCCTTCAGGTGGCACTGCAACGAACCTAACTGGTTTGCCTCTGTCTACTGGTGTAACAGGAACTCTTCCTGTCGCCAATGGCGGTACGGGAACAGCAACTCCTAGTATTGTTGCGGGAACAAACGTAACTGTTACTGGTACATGGCCCAATCAAACCATTGCCGCTTCTGGTGGCGGTGGTGGAACACCAGGCGGTTCTACTACTGAAGTTCAATACAACAATGCGGGTGCATTTGGCGGCATTACAGGTGCTACAACGAATGGAACAGCATTAACTCTTGTTGCTCCCGTATTGGGAACTCCCGCAAGTGCTACTCTTACCAATGCTACAGGTCTTCCTTTATCTACTGGTGTAACAGGAACACTTCCAGTTGCTAATGGCGGTACAGCTTTGGCTACAACCCCAACCAATGGTCAACTTCTTATTGGTAATGGGACAAACTATACATTGGCAACCATAACCCAAGGTACAGGTATTACTGTGACAAACGCATCAGGTTCAATCACCATTGCAGCTACTGGTAGCAGTGGCTCTTCTCTCGGCCTTGTTAAGGCTATCGCAGTTAACTGCATTCTTTGCTAAAGGAAAATCATGCCCGCAAATACCGCTCCCATTTATTCCATCGTTGGTGCAACGGACTCAGTAGCATCTAATGAATCTGGTCTTGTTGTTGGCCCAACTGCTAACACCTCGCAAACTGGTTCTGGCACTATGTACAAAGCATTTACTGCTGGTGCAAACGGCTCTTACGTTCAGAAAATGCGTTTTAGACCAGTAGGCTCACCAGCGGCAACTGTTTGCCGTGTGTTCATTTCAGATAGTTCTACAACAAGTACAACAGACACATGGTTGTATGACGAGATCACATTGCCTGCCGTGACTGTTTCTCAGACTGCTGCATCTAGCGTGTTTGAATTGCCAATCAATGTGGCTCTTGATCCTAATTACTTGTTATATGTAACTTTTGGAACTTCTACTGGCTCTGCTGGTACTGGTTACTCTGTCGTAACAATTGCTGGAGATTACTAAAATGATTACATGGTTTGAAATCACTTTTTCAGATAATTCAACTGGCTATCAGAAGATGGAAGATGGTAACACTATTGGCGTTTATCGTGCCGATGGAACTGCTATTTCTGCTGAAGAAGTCGTTGAATACACCTGCACAAACGACAACGCTACAGCACCAGCTTGGTATGTCCCTCCTGTTGTTGAGCCTACACCAGAAGCATAAAAATGTTTCCTTATCCAATAGCCACCCCACAAGGTTGCAACATCCAAACGTTTTATGGGCCGGGAACGTCTAGTGGCGATAATATATTTACGTGGAATAAACCTGTTGGGGTTAGTCATGTGTACATGATGATAATTGGTGGAGGTGGTACAGGCGATGGAACAAATGGTGGTGGGTCTGGTGCAGTTACTGTTTGGTATGGCTCTGCTCAACACGTCCCCCCAAATTTACAAGTAATTATTGGTGGAGCAGAACAATCAGCGTTTGTTTACGCATATACCTCTGCTAGTAGTGGGGGTTCTTCTTTGCTTCGCGCTTCTGGGGGAGTTGGCGCAACCGCAGGTGCTGCAGTAACCGCCCCTCCATTTGCCGCTTCTGGGTTTTACAAATCAACTGCTGGTCAAAATGGTTCAAGCAGTGCAAATAGTGCTTCAACGACTACCTTTCTAAGTGGTGCTGGTACTGGATCAACATCAACTTCAAATTATGGTTATGTAAATGTGCAAGCCGCTACCAACTACACGCATGGATACTTTTTTATGCAACCAATTATTGTTGGTGTTGCTGGTATCAATGATGGGGATGGTGGAATTGGTTGTGGTGGTGCTGCGGCTAGTGCCAAAGGCGGCCCCGGCATGGTTTTGATTGCGAGTTGGTAATATGTCATATCCTATAAATTATCCAACGCCACAAGGCGCAAATGTCCAAATCTTTCGAGGGCAAGACGGTACTTTAAGTGACCATCAATACTCAAGACAATGGGTCAAGCCACAAGGCGCATCATTTGTTTGGTTTACTTTAATTGGTGCTGGCGGTGGAGGTGGTGGCGCGTATTGGGATTTAGCAACAGCTGGCGGAGGCGGGTCTAGTGGCGTAGTCGCTAATTTTATGTGCCCCGCTTTTTTGATACCTGATGAACTACAAGTTCGTATTGGTCGTGGGGGTGCTGGCGGCGCGGCAAATTCAAACGGATCAGACGGATTAAATACATATTTAACGTACCAACGAAAAAATGGTACTGGGTATGTACTACTTAATGTTACTGGTGGACAAGGTGGAGCTGGTGGTAGTTCAGGCGGTAGTGGCGGCGCAGCGCCTGTTGCGATAACAGATAATAATTTTACAGCAATGGGGTTTTTAAATTCTGTTGATGGGCAAGCAGGCGCGGATTCCAATATTGCGCGTGGAGCTTCACCAGTAACTTTTTTAGGTGGTGGTAGCGGGGGCATGATATCTGGCAGTGTGCGCAGTACAACCGGAAATTACGGCTATACGGTTACGGGTTCATCTCAAATAAATGCGGGTCAAGGATTTTTTCAAATGCAACCAATTATTGTTGGGCTTGGCGGAGCACCAACTAGATCGAGCGCAGGACAACCCGTTGAGTTTTTAGGTGGCGGCGGCGGCGTTGGATGTGGCGGAGCAGGAGGGTCAACTGACACGGCAGCTCAAGTTGACGGCGCAGGTGGTCGCGGTGGTGATGGCCTCGTAGTAATAGTTACATGGTGACAAGATGCTAGATACATTTAATTTCCCAACACCGCAAACGGCTAACTACCAAGAGTTTTATGGTGGTGGAACTTCAGCAACAAGAACATGGGTCAAGCCACGTGGTGCATCTATGGTGCGTTTTATGTTAATTGGCGCTGGTGGTGGCGGGGCTGTTGGAACAAGTTCTTCTGGCGGTGCTGGCGGTGGTTCAGGCGCAGTAACTTCTTGGATTGGCCCTGCTATTTTTGTACCAGACTCTTTGTCAGTTAGAGTTGGAGTAGGTGGGGTTGCTGACACAGCAGGGACAGATAGTTTTATTAGATATTATGGAGGAAAAAGCAATACAACCATATTAACTGCCAATGGCGGTACTGGTGGCAGTGGTATTACTGGTGGTGCTGGCGGTATTGCTTTTGCAAATAACTTTTTTACAGCTTCTGGTATCTTTACTTCTATTGCTGGACAGGTAGGAACCGCAGGAAGCTCATCGGTCGCAGGAACAAACCAAACCGCATCATCAACTACGTTTCTTTCTGGCGGTGCTGGCGGTGCAGGTGCAGCGGGAAGTACCGGTGGTTCAGTAACACCTAATTATGGTTATTTAGGATTACCCGTAACAACTGCTGGGGGTTCTGTTGCTGGCGCAAATGGATATTTCATCACTCAACCTATCTTGGTTGGCTGTGGAGGCGCTGGTGGAACAACATCCACATCTGTTGGAAGTGCTGGTGGTCGTGGTGGCATTGGTTGCGGTGGCGGTGGTGCTGGTGAAGATGCTACTACTGGCGGTGGCCGTGGCGGTGATGGCGCAGTATTTATTTGGGCTTGGTAGCCTAATCAACGATAATATGTATTAAGAATGGAGCAATCATGGCTGTAACTAGCGCACAAATTGTAGATTTTCTGGTAGCTAATCCAGACTTGACTGATGCCCAGATCGTCACGGCTATGGAGACCTATGGAGTTTCTCCTGCTCAGATGGCTCAAGCTGTTGGGTTAGATGAGGGTGCGGTTGCGGCTCGTGTGGCGGCTACTATTCCTCAGGGTCAAACAGTAACCCTTGGTGACACCATTGTTCAGCCTCAGTATCAAGTCATTGGTTCTGGCGAAGATCAGCAGATCGGTGGTCTTGAGAATGTATATACCTACAAAGTTGGAGAAAATAGAACTGGTGGTGGTTATAACCAATACACACCAACTGGTGAACTTGAGCGTACTGGTACGCAACAAGAAGTTAAAAGTGGTCTAAAAGAGTTCGCACTTGGTTCTGCCCTATTGTTTGGTGGTCTTGGTGGCGGTTTTGAGAGTCTATTTGGTGGCGGTGGAGCAGCTACAGGTGCGGCAGGAACTGTTGGCTCTACTGGCTTAACAATGGCTGAGTTAGCTCAACTTGATCTTGCTCTTGGTGGTGCTGGTGGTACTGCGGGGGCTACATCTCTTGCTAATGCTTTGTCTACAGGTGCGTTAACTAGCACTTTGACTAACCTAACAGGTGGTAGCGGTACTGGTGCTTTGACAGGTGGATTGGCTACTGGTGGTGCTGCCGCAGGAATGGGTGGTGCTGGTGGACTAACCGCAGGTGCAGGTGGTGTTACTGGTTTAACAGCAGGTGCAGGTGGCGTTACAGGATTGACTACTGCTGGCGGTTTAGCAGGTGCTAATACCTTGCTTGGCGGTTCTACTCTTGGTTCTACTTTGGGTGGTTTAACAACGGGTGCAGTCGGCTCTACTTTAGGTTCTACACTTGGTTCTACATTAGGCTCTACACTTGCAAATACTGCCACATCTACATTGGGTAGAGGTCTTACTTCTGGTAGTTTAGCAAACCTTTTCTCTGGTGGTTTAGGTACTGCGGGTAGTTTGCTTCAGATGCAAGAATCTCGTGAAGCGGCTCAAAGAGCGCAAGCCCGTATTGATGCTGAAACTGCCGCTGCCAAGGCTGCATCTCAGTTTAGACCTGTAGGAATGACTACTCGTTTTGGTACATCTCAATTCCAAGTTGACCCTGTTACTGGTCAATTGACAAGCGCAGGGTACACACTAAGCCCCGAAGCTAAGAATGCTCAAGATCGCTTGGTTAAGTTGGCTGAGTCTGGTTTACAACAAGCAGAAGGCGCACAAGCACAGTTTGCTCCTCTCCAAACAGGCGCACAGAACTTGTTTAACCTTGGCAATCAATACATTGCTCAAAATCCTCAAGATGTTGCACAGAACTATCTCAATCAACAGATGGCTTTGTTGCAACCTGGTCGTGAACTAGAGTTGGCTAATCTGCAAAACAGACTCCAACAACAAGGTCGTGGTGGTTTGGCGGTTGCTCAAGGTGGCACTATGGGTGCTACTACTCCTGAACTGCAGGCTCTGTATAACGCTAGAGCGCAACAAGAAGCTCAATTGGCGGCTAATGCTCAACAATATGGACAACAGAATGTCGCATTTGGTGCGGGATTGCTTGGTACTGGCGCACAGACTATGGGTCAATACTATGGTGGTCAACAAGCGGCTTATGCTCCTTATACGACTGCTTTGGGACAAGTTCAAGGCTTAGAGACCTTGGGTCAACAACCCTTGCAAATGGGTGCGTCTCTTGGCCAAACAGCATCTACTGCGGGTGCTAGGGTTGGTGCTTTAGGTTTAGAAGGTGCAAATATTAGTCAAAGATTGGCTACAGGTGCTAATGCTACAACCAATCCTTATGCTCAAGCATTGATGGCGGCAGGTAATCCAAATGCCATGTTTGGTCAATCACTTGGTAATGTGTTTGGCGGTCTATTTTCGTAAGGAATCATCATGGCTGAAAATATAGTAGCGGGTCTGTTCGGTATGACTCCTGAATCGTATCAGGGTCAACAGTACCAACAAGACTTAAAAAGGAGCTATGAATTAGCTCAACTTGATCCTGGCGCTGCGGCAAGAGCGCAGTTAGGTGCAAGTGTTGGTCAACTAGGTCGTGGATTTGCTGGTGCTTTGGGTATTGAAGACCCACAACTAAAGCTAATTAGCACTCGTAACACTATTGCTCAACAGATAGATCAATCTGATCCTGAGTCAATCTTAAAAGGCGCTCAGATGTTGGCACAAGCTGGCGACCAACAAGGTGCTATGGCATTGGCTCAATATGCTCGTCAAGCACAGAGTGAGATGGCTCTTGTCCAACAAAGACGGGCGGCAGAACAAGCATCTTTGGCTCAAGTGGCTAAAACTCAATTGTCTATTAAACAAGAAGAGCAACTTCGTGATGAGTTGTCTAAACTTCCACAAGATGCCACACAAGAGCAAATTCTTGCTATTGTTACCAAGTATGGTTCACCAGATAAAGTATTGGCTACTTTACAAGGTTCTGCTGATAGAGCTGCTCAAAGAGAGACTTTGCTTACATTAGGTCGTGAAAAAATTGAAGCTAAATTAGAGTCTGATCTCAGACAAGCAAAAACTGATATAGAAAAAGAGCAAATGCGGATTGAAGCTAGGAAAGAACTTGCTCAATTGATGGCATCTCTTAAAGGGCCAAGTTCGGCAGTTCTTAAAGCCCAAGAGAAAGCAGAGAAAGCTGCTGAAGGACAACTTGCTTTGGGTGACACTATTTCTACAGCAGAAACTTTGGTCAAAGATTTAGCCAAAATGGGTGGAATGACAAGCACATCAAAAGGCCCTCTTGCAAACTTAGTTACATCTTTGCAAACGGGAACTGTTGGTCAAATGGGTGGTCGTGTATTTGGTACAAAAGAACAAGCAAAACGTGATGAACTAAAAAGCATCCGATTGCAATTGCTAAATGCTGTAAAAGAAGCTACAGGCATGAGTGCTCAACAACTTAACTCCAATGTTGAATTGAAAACATATTTGGATTCTTTAGGTAGCGAAGGTATGACAAAAGAGGCAAACTTAGCAATCTTAGATAATCTATCAAGGCGTTATCTTAAAGGTTCTATGAATGCCCCATCAAAAGGTGTTGGAACTGCTGAAAATCCAATTGTTTTAAAGTGAGGGATAAAAATGCCAGTATACCAATATGAAGGTAAGCATTACGACTTGCCTGATGGTCTTAGTAATGAGCAAGCAATTGCGAAAATACAAGGTTACTTAGGCAAGACAGTTACGCCTGAACCAGTAGCTGCTCCCGTATCAAACTTGGAGTTGATGTTTGGTGCTGGCAGTCCTATTGCCAGAACAATTAAAGGAGCGGTAGTAGACCCCGCATTGGCTGTTAATCAGTTGTTAGCAAGTACGGGTTTGTTTGGCAAAGACATTAAGCAAGGCGCAACTCAACTTGTTAGTGATGTTGAAAAAGCAACCACTGAAGGTCGTGCAAGAGTTGGTAGTAGTGGTTTTGACCCATACCAGACGCTTGGTAATGTTATAAGCCCTGTAAATCGTTTAGTTGGTGTTACACAAGCACCACTTCAAGGTGCAGGTTTAATGGCTAACATAGCCCGATCTGGAAGCACTGGTGCGGCTTTAAGTGCTTTGCAACCAGTAAATGCTCCTGTGGAACAGTTTGCTGAACGTAAATTAGAGCAAATGGCTACGGGTTTTGTTCTTGGCCCTGTTGTTGAAGGTGGCGTAAAGGCTGTTGGAGGTCTTTTAAATACACTAAAAGGTTTAACTCCTACTGGTCGTCAAGAGTTCATGCAAAAGCAATTAAATGAACTTACTGGCCCTGATCGAACAAAAGTGATTGAAGCATTGCGTGATGCTAAAGAATTGGTAAGTGGTTCTCGACCAACTGCGGCACAAGCAATTTCTGATATTCCTTCAGCAGTTGAACTTGCGGCAGCACAGAGCAAACTTGCTAGTAAAGCAAAAGTAGCAGGTCAGTTTCAAGAGCGTTTAGTTGAACAACAAGCGGCTAGGGCAAGAGAAATTCAATCTGTTGCTGGCACAGAGGCTCAGAGAGCTGCTGTAATTGCAAAGAGAGAAGAAGTAACAACGCCAATGCGTGAGGCAGCATTAGAACAAACCAATCTTGCAGGGCCTATCTTTACCAAGTTAGAAAAAGAGATTTCAGATAAGTTTAATAGCTTGGCGGCTGCTGAACAAACATCTGGTATGACTGGTTTAGCGGCAACACTTCAACAGGCTGTGGCAACAAAAGGACAACCTGGTTGGCTGTCTGCGGGTGACATTGCGTCAGAAGCTGCAGGTCGTGCAAAAGCATATAAAGAACTTGCAGGAACATTGCGTGGTGAAGCCCAATTAAAGCAATTCCAACTTAACAGTTTAGAACAAAATGGATTCTTTCCATTACGTGCATCTGATTTAACAGACCAACTAGACAAAGCCATTCGTGGGACTGTATCTGACCAAAGTAAAGCTGTTTTGCAAGGTATTAGAGATAAAGTTGTTTCTAAGGCTGATGAAAATGGTTTGTTAAATAGCCGTGATGTATACGAAAATATTAGAAAAATATCCAATCAAGATGTCGCAAAAATGCTTAATCTTGGTGAGCAATATGCTTCTGGTGGAATCCCTCAACAAGCTGCGAAAGCCATAGGTAGTGCAAAGCAATTTATTGATGCTTCTTTAAACAAATCATCTGATGGTTTATGGGGCAAATATCTTACTTCTTATGCAGATTACAGTAAAAAACTTAATCGCATGGAAGTTGGAGACTACTTGTCTAAGAGTTTAAATACACCTTTGGGTAAAGAATCTGCTGGTGAATTTGCTACTGCCGTTGAGAATGCTGCGGGAACAATTAAAAAATCTACTGGCATTCCAAGGTTTGAGAAGTTGTCAGATGTTTTAACTCCTAAAGAAGTTGCTTCTGTAAACAACGTATTGGCAGACCTAAAACGTGATTCAAAAGCAAAAGAACTTGCTAGAAAAGTTAGTGCGCTTGATATTGGTGGCCCTGAAATTCTAAAAGAAGCCCCACAACTGTTAAACAGAACATATACAGTAATGAAGGCGGCTGTTGAATACTTGCAAAGAGGTAATGCAGACGCTTACAACAAACAGATGGCTGAGCTAATGATGAACCCAGGTGCTTTGGCTCAGTTTATGACTGTTGGCATACCTAAAGGTAGAACAAATGAGTTTGTTTCTTCAATGATGAAGTTAATGGATGCTCCAACTAGATCGGCATTTATTCAGTCGTTTACAGTACCTGCTGCTGCTAAAGAAGTTGGGGATTCACAACTTACTATGGCAGAGTAATGAGAGACTTTGCCGAAGCATTTGTTGCGGCATTCTGTATTGTTTGTTTTGTCATTTATTGTAGTTATATTATTGTTTGGGCATTTCCGTGATCGCCTTTCTCTTGGCGGCAACCATAGAGTACCGATGTATTAAGTGGACTTGGACTGGTGATGTTTACAACCGAAGGGTTGTTTGCATTAAGTGGGAGAGAAAGAAATGATCGTTGATCAAGAAGCAGTTAAAAAGTTGTTTTATTATGATGCTGAAAGCGGTATGCTTATTTGGCGTAATGGCAATGGGCGCAATGTTAAGCCTTGGCAAGAAGTTAAAGCTAAAAATGGTCATGGTTATTACACTGCCAAAATACATGGAAAGTCTTATTTAGCTCATCGACTTGCGTGGCTTTATGTGCATGGAACTTTCCCAGAACAAGACATCGACCATAAGAATAGAATTAGAAATGACAATAGACTACGTAATCTTAGAGCCGTAAGCAGAACTGACAATTGTCAAAACATTTCATTGCCAAGCCATAACAAAAGTGGTCATATTGGAGTTTCATGGTTTAAAAATCATGACTGTTGGACTGTTTATGTCAAAGTCAACAAAAAGAATAAATGGCTTGGATATTACAAAAACTTGGATGATGCAATAGCCGCACGAAAAGAGGGCGAAAAGCAGTATTACAACTTGCCAGAGGAGGTCGTATGATTCCCATCGATCCTCTGACCGCTCTAGCTGGCATACAGTCAGCAATCAGCATGGTCAAGAAGGCGGCTAATGTTGCCAATGACCTAGGCTCACTTGCGCCCATGATTGGGAAATTATTTGACGCAAAAAGTGTAGCTACAAAAGCAATGCTTCAAGCCAAACAGTCTGGCAAAGGCTCAAACATGGGTACGGCTTTGCAGATTGAGATGGCTTTAGAACAGGCTAGAGCGTT